AGAATGTCGGCCCGGATCGCGACCGCCAGCAACATCATCCTCAAGGCCGCGCAGTCGGTCGGCTTCCAGCCATTCGGTGAAACCAGCGCCGACATCGTCACTTACAAACTGTCGAAGGGTCAGACGTTACAGATGGACAGGGACGAGCGGATGTACCTGCTCAACCTGCTCCGGCGACGGATCGCGTTCGAGGACATTGTTCATCGCGGCACGCCGATCAAGTTGCGCGCCAATCCATCGAAGTCGATCAGACTCACCGCCGAGGACGTGCGGATCATTCAGGAAACGATGCCGGGCGTGAACACGCCGGGGACCGACAACGCCGTCGCGGCGCTGATGTTCGACATCGTCAACGGCCCCGCCCGGCGGGCCATGAGCAAGTGGTCGATCGAAAATCGCGGATGGGACATCACGGCGGGCGAGGCGTTCTACTGGATGTCTCGACGCGAGCATACGGAAGAAGTCAGCCTGACCGGGTCGTCGTTCACACGTCGAACGATGCACCAGTTGTCGATCCTCAAGCCCAAGACGGAGGGCGCCGACAACGCCTACCTGATCGGGAGCATGATCCAGGAGGGTCGGCGCTATCTGAAACAGGTCGCGATGTTGACCCAGGTCGGTCCGGAACTGGACATGGCGGCCAAGACCCTCAACAGCAAGCCGGTGCAGAGGGTCCTGCGGAACCTCAAGGGCGGCAAGCGCATCACCAAGCGCTTCAACCAGACGTACGAGATGATGGCGGCGGACGCGGGTGTCGGACTTCCGGCCGAAGGTCCGCAGGAAACCGCCATCGGCAAGATCATCAGCAACGCCACCATCGGCGCGCTGGGTCTGAATGCCTGGGTCAGCCTGTACCAGCCGCTTTCGCTGATCCCGGCCGGTCTGTTCCAAGACCCCGTCGCCTTGGCGCACGCGATAGCGACCGGGGCATCGCTGAACACGAAGATCGACGTTCGCATGAAGCAGTACGGCTATCTGCGACATCGGAACTTCGGCAGCAACCTGGGGCTGGTGCAGGAAGGCGGAACACTGGGCACGCAACTGCTCGGACACCGCGATGGCTTGCGCGAGCAGTTCATGGCGATGATTCGCATGATGGACCTCGCGGCGATCCGGGGCATCTGGCGAGCGGCCGAGATACAGGCGGGTGTGGAGCCGCAGGCCGACGGGCTGTTGAGCGATGCCGACCTGAAACTCGTTATCGCGATCGCCGGGCCCACCATCAAGCAGTCACAGCCGACGTTCGACACGCTGCACCTGGCTTGGGCTGGCATCGAGGGCAAGCGGGCGCCGGTCACGAAACTCGCGTTCGGCGTGTTCCGCGCACAGATCTCGAAAAACATCAATATGTACCACCTGTTCGCCATGCGAAGGGAGTGGGGCAAACTCGCGATTGCAATGTTCGCCACGACGTTCCTGATTGCGCTTGTCCGGGACTTCCGCGACACCGTCGCCCGACGCAAGAAAGTCAGGGACCCCTGGCACATCCGTATCGCGCGTGGCACGTTCAGCGCCCTGTTGGGCCAGCCGATATTCGGCGGCTTCCTTGTTCTGTTCTCCGACATCATGCTGGGCTTCCGTGGATACGAACCGTCCAACGTGGCGACCGGGATGGTCATGGATATGGCGAACGCATCCCGGCGACTGCGGGCAGCGTGGATAAAGAACGGGTTTCAGTCGGAGGAAACGCAGCGAGCTATGGTCGAGTGGGTCGTCGCGGCCTCTACCTTCTCCGGGCTGCCGGTGCGTAGCCTATGGAAAGACCTGTCCCCCTGGTTCTGGCCCAAGCCGCCAGAAAGTACGAAGCGAAAGGGCTTCCCGTGATTGACACCATCATCATCACCGTGCCGTACGTCGGCAGCGGCGCGACCAATGAAAACTTCGTGATCACGATCCCGTTCTGGGACCCGTCCGACATCATCGTCCTTGAGGACGGCGTGAAGCAGGTGCAGGACGTCGACTACTCGGTGTCCGGCGGCCAAGGCAAGACGGGAACGGTCACGTGGATCGGCACAACGACCGGCGCGATCGACATCGTCCGCAACATCCCGCTGACGCAGCTTCTCCAATACTTCACCGAGGGGCGGTTCCCGGCCGAGAGCCACGAGGAGGCGCTGGACAGGGCGATCATGGCGCTGCAGCAGTGCCTCTCCCGATCCCTCATTGACGGGCTGTCGTTCACGGCGCAGAGTCGCCAGGTCAAGGATGTTCTGGCCGGGACGGACGGGAGCGACGCGGTAAATCTGGATCAGCTTCAGGCGCAGACGTTTCTTGATTCCGGCGTCACCATTCCGACGCCCATCGATCCCGGCCAGGACGGCAGTCACCTTGAGGCGCTGGGGGGAACCTACATACTCGCCCTGCACAGCGAGGTCCCGGTTCCGGGCGCGGGCGACGAGGCGAGAGTCCTGACCGTTGCAGACGCCGTGGGTAATTTCGGCTGGGAGGACCCGCAGGGCGTTGTCAACAACTTCATCATCAACGGCGGTATGCGGATCGCACAGCGCGGCGACACCATCAGCATTGGCACGTTTCCGGTGAACGACGACGACACCTACACACTGGACCGCTGGAACCTGATCTCGGACGGCAACAACCGTGCCGACATAATCAAGGACGTCGCCGACTTGCCAGCGGGGGCTTCGGCGGCGATGAACCTTCAGAAAAAGACGGGGTCCTCCGCACTTCACGCCGGGATAATCCAGATTCTCGACAACGCCGACACGCGGACCATCCTGGCGGACGGAACGGCGTCGGTCGTGTCGATCAGTTTCAAGGCGAAACGCAGCGGCTCGTCCACACAACTCGCTATGCAGTTGATCGGCTGGACGGGCACGGCGGACGCCGTCGTGTCCGATCCGATCCTGGCTTGGGGTGCGGGCGCGCCAATCGGGCCACCGCCGACGCTCAAACCAAGCTGGGACAGCGGCGGGCCGGACATGGACGGCTGGTTCATCCCGCAAGCGGACGGCCTCATATTCACTCAGACGGGGTGGACCCAACACACCATTCCGAACATCGCGATCGACGAAGCGGGCATCAACAACCTCGCGCTTCTCTTTCACATTACCGGCGGCGAAACCTCCCGCCTGTTCATTACCGACATCCAGTTGAACATCGGGGCGCGTGCGCGGGTGTTCCAGCAACGGACTACACAGCAAGAACTCGCACTCTGTCGGCGTTACTTCCAGAATTACGACCCCGGCACGGTGGGAGATTATTTCTGCCAAGGCTTTGTCGAAACGGCGACCACGACCAGCCACTTCGGTATGCCACTGACCCAGCAAATGCGGGTCGCTCCGACGTTCGCCATCAGGGACGCCGCTTCCTTCCAGCAACATGACGTGTCGGGCGCGGTTGTCCTGAGCGACCTGACACTTGTCGAGTCGTCGCCTGAGTCCATATCGATGCAGGGAACACACGCGGCCGGGACGGCTGGCGACGTCAGCATCCTCGAAGTATTACTAAGCGACGCTGAAATAAGGCTCGACGCCGAACTATGACGGACATACCCGCGCACATCCAGCAGCTTGTCACGCGCGCCAAAGAGAGCGAGCGCAAATACGCGCTGCACACGCAGTACCGTGGCACGGACGCCATGGGCTGCGTGGGCGGGCCGTACCCGTGGCAACAGAGGTTTCATGACGCGGGCGGTCACAAGAGTCACCGTGCGATCATCGCGGGCAACCGGACCGGCAAGACGCGGACCATCGGCGCCGAAATCGCGATGCACCTGACCGGGTGGTATCCGGACTGGTGGACTGGCCGTCGGCACACCGATCCGATCATCGCGTGCGTCAGCGGCATCACCAACGAAGAAACCCGAAACGTCGCGCAGTACCAGCTTCTCGGAGACATCCAGGACGAGAATGGTCGGCGCAGGCCCGACGGAACCGGATGGATCCCGTGGGCGCACATCGGCGAGTGCCATTACCGGCAGTGCGGCGTGACCAATGTCGTCGACACGTGCCGCATCAGACACGTGTCCGGGCTCTGGTCGAAACTCATGTTCAAGAGCTATGAGCAGGGCCCGCTGAAGTTCCAGGGGTTCGAGGCCAACTATATGTGGTTCGACGAGGAACCGGAGGACGACAAGATTTTCTCCGAGGCCATGACGCGTCTCATCGACCGGCGCGGCTCGTTCCTGCTGAGCCGTACCCCGCTGTTCGGACACTCGACGATCATCCGGTACTTCGTCGACGGCACGTCGGCGGGAACATGGTGGACGACGGCGACATGGGACGACGCGCCGCACCTCGACGAAACAGCCAAGAAGGAATTGCTGGACGCGTATCCACCGCATGAGCGGGATGCCCGTACCAAGGGCGTTCCCATGATGGGCGCAGGTGCCGTGTACCCGATCTCCGACGACGAGTTGTTGATCGAGCCGGTTCCGATCCCCCGCCACTGGAGACGTATCTGCGGGATCGACTTCGGGATGGGACACCCGGCCGCAGCGGCATGGCTGGCGCTGGATTCGGAAACCGACATCCTGTACCTCTACGACTGCTACAAGAAAGCCGACGAGGTTCCGCTTTTCCACGCGGCCACCATCAAGAGCCGTGGCCCGTGGATCCCGGTCGCCTGGCCGCAGGACGGGCTCCAGCGCGACAAGGGCGGCAGCGGGATTGCCCTGGCCGAGCAATACAAGTCTCACGGCGTCAATACCCTCGACGATTATGCCCATTGGGACGTCGATACGATGGCGAGCGAGTCCATTCAGCGACCGACGTCGCGGGCGGCCGGGTCGAACCTGCTTCTGGAGCGGATGCACACCGGTCGGTTCAAGGTGTTCAACTCTGCGGCCGGTCAGGAGTTCCTGAAAGAGAAGCGGATGCTTCACCGGTCAGCGAAACCGCCTTTCGAGATCGTTCCGGAGTTCGACGATATCGAGTCAGCCGTTCGATACGGTCTGATGATGCTGCGTTTCGCCTTGACGGAGGTCGAGGCACGCCAGCCCATTCAGTCGCAACAGCAGGACGACTACAATCCGCTGGAGCGTTTCTCGGTAGGATCTGCCCAGCAACCCGATTGGGATATCAGTTTTTGAGAGGATGATCCCATGGCGTCACTGTTCGGAAAAACCAAGACTCCGGCCCTTCCCGATCTCTCGGCCGAAAAGTCGGAGGCGTCGGAGCGTGAGCGTCTGCGTCGCGCCCAGCAGTCCGGCCGCACCGCCACTGTCACGGGTGGTACGATCGGCAGTCCCCTCGCGCAGAAAAGAGCGCTCGGAGCATGACTATCACAGCACAAGAACCGGGAAGGGCGAAGCTGCTCCAACTCCGGACCACCTGCGACGATCTCGGCGTCGCGTGGCATCATCGCTGCAAGGCGTCAACACTGATGGATCGGATCGCCTCGTACCGGGATGCACAGCGGGAGCGTGGACCGGAGCATGACGTTATGTACGCGATGCCCGGCGAGTACCGGGCGGCCCTTCGCGTCTGCTGCCGCGACGTGCCCAACGCTGGCCGGAAGGTCAAGAAATACATCAGGGAGTTGATGGAACGTGTCGTTAACGCCGAGTCAACTTCTTCAACGCTTTGAGCAGGCCGAGAGCGACCGGCTAACGACCGATTCCCACTGGGAGGAGGTCGCGCGGCTTGCGCTGAGCAACCGTGCTTTCACGACCCGGTGGTCGGCCGGTGCCAAGCGCGATCAGGAAATCTTCGACGCCACCGCCCCGAACGCACTGGACGACTTCAGCGGGGCCATGCACGGCCTGAACTCGAACCCGGCGATCCGCTGGATGGACATGATCAGCGACGATTTCGACATGGAATCGCTGGACACGGAAACCCGCCAGTGGCTTTACGACACCACCAGCCGCATTCTGCTGTATTTCGCCAGCCCCAGATCCGGCTTCAGCACCTCCAGCCACGAGACGTATCTGGACCTCGGCGCCTTCGGGACAGGTGTCAGCACGGCGATCGTGACAAAGGGGTGGCTCCGTTTCGACGCGCAACTGCTGTCATCGTGCTATCTGGTCGAAAACGAGCAGTCCGAGATCGTCGAGGTGTATCGCAAGATGTGCCTGACCCCCCGGCAGGCCATCGCGACGTTCGGCCCGGACGTGTGGGACCGCAACGTGCGGGAACGCGCCAGCGAGTCCGGGCAGGGGCAGGAGGACAAGATCGACGTCATCCATGCCGTGTATAAGGTCGACGACGCCGACCCGATGGACGTGAGTTTCCGGGGTATGCCGTGGCAGAGCCGGTACATCTGGCGGGACGAGAAGAAGTTTGTCCGTCAGGGCGGGTTCCGGGAGAGCCCGTACCTGACCCCGCGATGGACCAAGGCCAGCGGAGAAACCTACGGCCGGGGCCCGGCAATGCGGGTTCTCCCGGCCATCAAGGTCGCCAACGCCCTCGCCCGCATGAACCTCATCGCCGGGGAGCAGATCATCAGGCCGCCCATCGGGGTCCCGGTGGGATCGATGGCGGGTCCGATCACGACGCAGCCGGGATCGATCTGGTATCTCCGGACGGGCGGGAAGAATCGCCCGGAGCCGATCAACCTCGGAACGCGGCCGGACATCGGGATGGAGATGCTTCGGGACGCGCGGCTTCAGATCAAGGCCGCATTCATGCTCGACAAGCTGGAACTGCCCACTGCCGACGACCGGCACGGGCAGCCCCGCATGACCGCCGCAGAGGTCAACCAGAGGCGTATGCGGAGCCTCATCTTCGCCAGCCCGGCCACGACGCGGATCCAGGTCGAGTACCTGACCGAAGCCGTGAGCCGCGTGTTCATGTGGATGTTCCGGACCAATCGTCTCTTGCCTCCCCCTGAACGGCTCATCGGCCGGGGGTTGAGGCCGCTTTACACGAGCCCGTTGGCCCAGAGCCAGCGAGCCAGCGAGATCACCAACGTCATCAGCGCCCTGACCACGGCCCAGTTGTTCATTCAGGCCGATCCGAGGCTGATGCAGAACGTCCTGAACCCGGAGGAGGCCCTTCGCGGTATCTGGTCGCTCTCCAACGCCCCGCCCAAGATGCTCCGGAGCCGCGCCGACTCTGCCGCCCGTCAGGAGCAGGATCAGCAGGCCGAGGAACTTCAGGCCGCCGGTCAGATCGCCGAATCATTCGCCTCGGCCGGAGCGAATGCCAGCAAGGTATTGGCGGCCGGACAGGTGAAGCCGCCAGGTGTCTGATCAACCTTCACCGGCGGCCCAGTCCGCAGCGGATTACCGCGAGACATTTGTCCACGCGAAGTCGGGCCAGCGTGTGCTGCGCGACCTGATGGGCAGGTTCTCGGTGATTTCGGGGATGCAGTCGACCGATGCGCACGGGTTGGCGATCCTGGAGGGCCAGCGCCAAGTGGTGCTGCACATTATTCACCACGCGCTCGAACCAACGTCCCGCGACAAGATCGCCGACTGGGCGCAGGCCCAACTGGATCAACTCGGATACGATTACATGCCGGGCAGGCCGTTGCGCAAGGGCGAACGGTCGAGCCTTGAGCAATTCGGTCTGGAATCAGCCCCCGACGGAGAATAAACCATGGTCCTCGCAGAACCAGTAAGAGGTCAGACCGGGCTCAAAAAGGCCCTGAAGATGAAGCCGGTCCAGGTCACGAACAAATGGGTCGCAGCCCTCACGCCCGGCGGCATTGACGGTCAGGATAACTCCGGGACCATCAACGATCCCGATCTCCATATCACCAACAACACGACCCGGATCGTCAAGATCGATCAGTCCGGGACGACGCTCCGGGCCCGCCTGAAGTACGACGACGGGGACACCCCAAGCGTGGACCCCCAGATCGTCATCTTCGGCAAGACCGGCGACGACACCGACGGCGGGTCGGCGTGGGAGCGGCTTTACAACAAGGCCGGGACCACCACCGTCGTCATCGCCACGGCCGTCACCACCGACGTCACCGACGGGGCGGACAAATACACCGAGGTCGACGCGTCGGTCCACGCATGGGACCTCAACGGCTGTGACGAGATTCTGGTCGGGGTCATCGTGGCCTACGACGCGACCCTCCCGGCACTGGCGGAACTGCAAGTCAAGATCATCTGATGGCGAAACAACGGCGCCCCGGTGTCGTCGAGGCCCTTGAGTTCGCGACCACCGAGGAACTGGCGATGGCCCTCCGTGACCGCGTGGATTGCTACGTCCTGGCGATCCTGGAGCCGGTCCGGGGGGACGCCGACAAGATGGACCACCTTGAGCAGCACCGGATTTGGTATTACGGCGGCCGGACCACCAGCATCGGGCTACTCGAAGTCACGCTGTTCGATCTGAAGCACGAGCATCTGATCGAGCCCAAACGGACCTGACGCCTGGACACCTGTCCCGCCGTAACCGCAAAGCTAACCATTGTTGTGCGCGTGGACACGTGTCTGGGCGCTTATGCAAGCATATGCGCTGTTATGCGCATGCTCAGAGAATCTCCTGCCCATCGAAACCGCGATTCTCGTCGGCGTTCCGTCTGATGGGGTGATTCCGAAACTTCACAGGGGCGCCGCCGCCGTCAGGCGGGGCAGCCGTGTATTCGATCGTCAGCCTCGGCCGCAGACTCCTGGCCCCGCTCGAACTGCTGTGGTACGACCCGCCCGCCGCCGAGATGTCGGTGGTGTTGATCAGCATGTCCAGGAACCCGGACCGGTCATCCAGGGCATCCTGGGTCAAGGGCGTGATCGTGAACTCCAGGTCCTCGTCGTTAAGGACCGTCCCCGTCTCGGCGTCAGTCAGGTCCACGTCTGACGCGGCACCCGCCCCGCCGGGCCACACGTTGCCGAACTCATAGCTGTTCCATGTGACCTCGGCCTCGACCCACGGCTGCGTGAGCCGGGCGCACCGGTAGTCGTGATCGCCAGTGGGACCGGAGATGTTCGATATCCGCAACGTGGCCGTGTCGATCGTGGACCCTGCCGGAACGACGCTGACATCGAACGAAATTACGATCGATTCCTTGTTGCTCGACCCCCCGTCAGCCAGAAGCAGCAGCGTGATCGGACTGGGGGTCGGCGTGTCAGGAGACGTCTCCGAGATCGATGTGTCCAGAGCGGCCGATTCGTCAGGCTGGATGACGATCGTGGGCATGGGCTAGCGCTTCTTGGGGGCCTTCTTCTTGGCCTTCTTGACGCGAGCCTTCCGAATCACCTTCTTCTGCTTCGGCGTGTGCCCGTGTAGTGCCATGGGCGCATCTTATCAGTCTGCCGGGTCCTCGAACAACTCTCGGATCATCATGGCAGCGGCCCGGAGGTCGTCCTGCAAAAGGGCGTCGGTGCCGGTGGCCTGAACGTCGAGGTCAGCCTTGATAATCCGGCCCACGCCGCTGTTGATCCTGCGATTCTGCGTCGCCGCCTTCGTGGCACTGTCACAGGCCCCCTCCAGCATCCACCCTTCGGTGGTGTTGCGGATCGACACGGTGTTCAACGGCTGGAGCAACTGGTGGAACAGGGCGCAGTAGCCCGCCCACGCCTTCGTCGAATCACTCCACGGGAGAGCCCACCGGTTTTCGGTCGCGTGTTCCCATATCTGCTTCGTGGTGATCGGACCCATGCGGGCGATCAACCCGACGCACTGCTGCAATACGCTCTCGCGCAATGCGGCCTTCGTGATGGTCGTAACCGTCTCGGTCATGTGCTTGGTCATCATCAGACCTTCCTGGCCTTGTTGCGGGCCTGTGCCTTTTCGTAACCGATCTCGAAACGCTCGGCCTGCTTCTCGAACTGCGCGGCGAAGCGGTACAACTGCTTGTGAACCGTGGAATCCCCCATCTGGTCCTGTTTCGTGGACTGGAGAAACGTGATGAACTCGCCGGTCCGGCCCATCCACGTCGTCCAGCGGGTCAACCAGGACCGGAGCGTCATCTTGCCGCTGGACACAAGGGCAGCAGGCTTGACGCGATCCTTCTCGACATCCCACCCGTCGTTGTCCCGGAGCCATTCGCCGACCTTCTCGCCACGGGCGATCCGCTTGGCGACGTCCAGGGTTGCGCCCTCGGCAACGTAGTGCTGGACGTACTCGTCCTCCTCGTCAGGCATCTTGACGCCCGACGCGGCGATGGCGTTGGCAAGGTTGTCGCTGCTGATAGACAGGGGGTCCCCTGGGGACCCGTCGCCGCCAAGTCCTACGGCAATAGCGTACTTGTCGACCCATCGCCTGATCGTTGCGTGTCCGGGCGCGTTGCCGCTGGCGTAATCACCCAAGGCCCGGCCGATCTCATTCATGTCGTGGCCCTTGTTGATTCCCTCGACCACGACGTACTCGCTGAGTTGGTAATCCTTCGCATTGACGATCTCGTCAAAGCCCTCTGCGAACTGTCTAGCCCAAGTCTTGCTGTAGCTCACGTGATTGCTCCTGGTGTCAGAACCGCCGCCGCTCCGGCTGTGACGTCCCGGAGGAGTACCAGAGCGGCGACGATGTGTAGTTGTTCAAGACGGGACGTCACGATCAGACTGTAGCAGACTGCGGTAGAACGTCAAGGATTGAGTCCCGGAAAATGGGCCTGGAATATGGACAGGGCACCCCACCCCACCCCGCGAGTTCGCCGTTGGGGCCCCCCCCCGCGCCCACCGGCCCCCAGCGGACACTTGTCCAGCCGCGATCGGCCGACGTCGGTCACCGGGTCGGGTCGGCGACGTCTCCGGACACGTGTCCAGACCCTAACATCGGTGGGTTCAAGGTGCTTTAAGCGCAATCGCTACGGGCGCTAGCGCCAAGGCCTATGCCATTACCTAACAACCGGGTCGCCAGTCGGGTCGGCAGTCGGGTCGACGTCGGCCGTATCGGTGGACACGTCTCCAGCCGGTTAGACAGGCCTATCGGCATCCGGGTCGACATCTGGGTCGGCGCTGGACACGTCTCCAGAGACGGACGCAGGACCGCCGTCTGCCGCGTCCGGATCAGGATCCCCGGTAGACACGTCTCCAGCGGACAAGGCCCGTAGAGTCGGCGTCTGTCCGTCCACGGTCGCTGTCTTGGACACGTGTCCAGCGGACAGCGATACCGCCAGCGACAACCGCATGTCATCCGGGAGATCGGCCAGCGCGGACAGAAGATCCGCCCACGCTTCAGCCGGAGGCGCCATGGACTGGGTCAAGACGTCGATACGCTGAGTCGGCTTCCCATCGGTCCGGTCAAGGATCCGCTCAGTCGAGTCGGCGCCGAGTCGGCGACCCGCCCGCCCGATCGATTGCAGATGGCACGTGAGACAGTCGGCAGCCGCCATACGCTTGCTAGGCGTCGCAGTCGGGTCCTCGGCAATGTCCCGCAATCGGTCTGCCGGATATTTGGCTTTCCCGTGATCGTCCTCGGCGTCAAACAGGTTCAGCCACTGCTTGTAATTCACGCCCGCAGTAGCGACGCCGGTAGCTCGACGTGGATCAAAGCCCGATATGAACGGTCGGCCGGTTGCGCCCATGCCGGAAGTGTACGGCGCAAACAAAGACCCGGACACGCGTCAACGCATCCGGGTCAGTCTGCCGCAATGTCTCGCAGTCGGAGCCTAGCCGTTGTCCCGCCATGGCATCGGTCCGTCTGAGTCGGCCGGAACGGTCGCGGACTGCGCTACCCACTGATCCCAACACCCTTGGCACAACTCGGCGCCGCTGTCCGGTAGCGGTCTGCCGCACCTGCAGTCGGCGGCCGGAGGATCGCCGTCAACGGACTCAGGCAGACCGGAGTGTACCGCGTCGAGTGTCCGATCCATATCCGCCAGGACCCGGTAGACGTCGTCGAGTCGACCGTCTATAGCCGCCAACGTCGAGTCGATAGAGCGTACGGTCTGCTCCAGCGCGTCGAGTCTCCAGTCGAGACAATGATCGAGCGCACCCGCGATGAGCTTGATAACGAATGAACGAATAAACATAGTGAATCCCCTTTAGAGTGTTTCGTCGGTCGGAACAATGACTGTCTTGCAATTCGGCCAGTCTGGAATCGTCGTATATGGCGTGCCGACTAAGCAATTGACAAGCCCCCAAATCACGGGCGCTTCAGGACACGTGTCCGGATAGATGCTTTGCATGTCGGAGAATGAAACGATGGCGTCGACCTGATCACAATTGTCGGCGATCCAAGCGAACGCCGGAATATGACTTGTCCCACCACCGACGCGGCAGTCGGTCAGATCCGGACATTCGCCGTCCATCGGTTCCCACTGGAAAGAACGGACGACCCCCGTGTTGAAGTAAATCACCGCCAGTCGGGCAAACAGGCCCGACTCCACGCATTCCCGGACACATGCCAGCGCGTCGGCAATGTCACGCGGGTTCATCGACGACGAGACGTCGATCATGACCGCAACCGTACCCGCCATCGGCTCTGCAGGACCGTAGTCCGGACCGACGACCCCGATGGTATGAAACACGCATCGGTTCATCCTTGCATACGTCCAGTCGCGCTCCACGGCTTCCGTCAGATACTCCCGCAGCACTTCCCGCCAGTCGACGATCGGGGGGGTCCGGTCGGCTTCGAGCGCGTCGCGGATACTCGCCGGTATGAACGCGTCCGAGCGCCCGATGCAGGCTTCATACGCGTCGGCGACCGACTGCTTAACGTCGGGCTCATCGTCGACCGGAGTGTCCTCCACGTCGCCCCATCCGGTCGGCGAGTCGTCTGGACACGTGTCCACGTCGGATCCATCGTCCGGATCACTGCCGCCGGTATCGGCGTCGCCACCGGAATCGGAATCCTCGGCGTCGGCGCTGTCGCTGTCTCCGGATCCGCTGTCGCTGTCGCTGTCGCTGTCGCCATCGTCGGCGCTGTCCACGTCGCCGCCATCGTCGTCGTCACCGGGATCATCGGCCGGAGACGTATCCGGGTCATCCGGGTCATCGGAGTCGACAAAACGGTAATACCCTTCAGCAGACAGACCCGGAGGCGCTTCGATCGTCTCCGGATAAATGCCGTCTGCCGGAAGAACCCCGCCCGCGTCGCGGATAGTTTCGTTCACGGTCGCGTCACAAGCGATATTCCACTGTTTGCTCGGGCGCTTCCCGCGTCGACTGCCCAGCGTATGACCCTTTGCCACGTGATCCAACTCGTGAATCAGAAGCCCGTAGCACTCATCCGGAGACAACGTGTCAATGAACGCCGGGTTAAACCGGATCCGGTTTCCATCCGTGCAAGCAGTCGCGACCGACTTGTCGGACACCATGTCCAATCGCATAGCAATGATCGCGTAAAACGCCCATGTCGGATCGAGCAGCAGTCGCATCCGCGCCCGGGTCATAGCTTCAATCGCTGTCATGATCGAGCCCCTTTGCCGACTCCAGCGGCCTTGAGAACTAACGCCGTAGCCGCGTCCGTTTCCACGTCGGCGAGCGTATCGGTCAGATGCGTCATCGACGTCTGCAGGATCGATTCATACTCAGTAATCCGGTCACGCAATGCCATCGACCGATCACGAATGACCCCTATGGCTTTCCCGGTCAATGTCGCCGGGTCGGCCAACATGCCACGCATCTCGGTTGCGTCCTTGCCTATCTCATGATCGATTGCAGAAGCGATAGACGCGAACGCAGCCGGGTCCGCAATCAACTGGAGACAATGCGTCTCCACCGACACGGCCGCAACTTGACACGCCGCAATCGCCTTATTCCATTGACCCAGCCGCGTCTCCGGTAGCCAGTAGATCGATCCGCGATCGCGCAACGGCTGGCCGAACAACTGCTCGACGCATAGCGCCAAGTATCGGGACACTTTGTTCCGGCCGAGTCGACCCGATTCCCGCTTGATAGCCCGGTGGAGATCGGACGCGATCGTAGAGCTATATCCAGCTACGGCCGCGCCCGTACTTCCGTCGGACCAAATCTGTACGTCGTCCACGTCGGTTGAACCCTTGACCGGATAAACACTGGCGATCGTCGGGTAGTCGTTCTTATCGACTCCAGCCAACTCCCGGACAGCGCAGACCCCATGGCGTCGGCCCTTGATTGGCCGGATAAGGATCCCGGACCCGGAGAATGACGACTGCATAGCAGACCGGTAAACCGACCCCCACTGTCGCCGAGCCGGAACACAAGCGCCGAACCCAGCGCGCTTAGCTTCAGCGAACAACGCGTCATAGTCCGCGTCGCCGACTGTCCAATAGACCAAGTATCCTGCAATCTTGACATTCGTCGGTTTGGGCGCTGTCACGATGCGCCGCCTTTGCCCGACGTCTTGGCACTCGCGGCAGTCGCGTCGATGATAATGTCGCGGTATCGCGTCATGAAATCGCGACCGGTCGCCGACTGGAGAATTGTCCCGTCCGTCGCGCCGACGCACTGGATCAGGATAAAGACTTTGTATTCCTCCTTTTTGAATCGGTCAGCGTAGACCAATGCGGGCTCTGCCTGATCGGCCGGTAGTCCCTTGACCGCGTCGCCGATGAGCGCCGACATGGCGAAGCACGCGCCGGGCTCAGCGTCGGTCGGCACGTCCACGCCAGTCGGATCCGCTTGCACGTCTGCCCAACTCGGCAAGCCGGAATAAACTCGGCGATGCGCCCAGTAAGACGCAGCCACGCCCGACCCGACAAGCCCCTCGATTGCAGCCAACTGTCGCGCCGAGTTTCCATAGGCGCCCATGGCACTGGACACGTATTCCCATGAGCGCGGACACGCGAACGGCTCATCGGGCTGGGTCGGGTCGAACGTCTGGAAATGCTCCGGTTTCCATTGAAGATACGATCGGCAAGACGCGTCGACACCATTCGCGAGCGCCCAATCTTGCCATTCGGATAAGCGAGACGTGACCGAATACCGAATGACGCGCGACCCCAACGCGGTATGCAGGTTCACACTTCCCGCCTTATCGGCGGCCCGGTTTCCGGCCGCGATCATGACGACCCGGTTGCCGAGTCGGGTCCGCTTCAACTGTCGATCCCGGAACAATTGTGTGAGGCAGTTTTGGATCGCGTTCGGGCACTGGCCTATTTCGTCAAACAGGATCCCGATGCGCGCGCTGTCATCGGTCGGGATCCAGTCGGGCGAATGATTCACCATGATCAGTCGACCGTCGTCGTCCTTGGATGGTATGTCCCACCCGCCCAGATCCGACGGCTGAGAGTCGGACGCGCGAAACGTATACCACGCGTCGCAGACCTCATCGAGCGCCGATTCAATCGTCGCAGACTTCCCCTCGCCGGGAGGCCCCATGAAGCACGGGACAGGGAAGCGCCGCGCGGCTGCATACCCGCGCTTCCGGTCATCCCCCTCGGCGTCGACTGCCGCCCACAGGGCCGCGCAGTGTTCCTTGACAATAATCCCCATGTCCCGATTACCGATACTGCTGAGTGTCGCCATGGCGTTCGTCTCCGATAGTGTTTCCCGCAGGTTCATCCGTTGGACACGTGTCCAGCGATACGACCCGACTCATCAGTCTACATTACTTGTCGGCAGTCTGCCGCACTATACCGCGATATATAAGGTTATATTCCGACTCGGCGACACCGGATCCGCCCGCGTCGATCCGGATCCGCCCGCGTCGATCCGGCCGACGTCGCCGAGTCGGTCCGCGTGTTCGGGTCGGGTCGGGTCTGCCGACGTCGCCGACGTCGCCGAGTCGGTCCGGCGTCGGTCCGGATCCGGTCCGGTTATGCGCTGGACACGTGTCCGGACAGGCCCCGATTTTCTGGTGAGCTGCGTGCGAACTCTGGGTTCGAGTCCCCGGTCGGACCCAACTGCGAACCTGTCCCCCAGGGGTCTGAACTGGTTGTGGTCACGTATCGGCCCTGATGCCCAAATAACGCGGCTTCGCCACCGTCGGGCTGAGATCCACCCTCGCGCGGATGGCTGGACACGTGTCCACACGCAAGGGCCCTCCTCGTTCTGCTCGTGGAGATCCCCGGACACGTGTCGGCGCGCGGACCCGTGGCAAGTGCCATGCCTGCGGCGGCGGCGAGCGGCGGCGGCCCTCCGGGCGGCCGGTGGTCCGGGCCGCTGCGTGTGGACTTGACCTCCTCGCTGTGGACTTGGCCTGGCCGCCCCCCGGACAGGTGTCCCGGCGAGGGACCCTGGATCTCCGTGTGGACTTGCACCCTGGAATCTGGGATCGGACCTCAGCCCCATTGCGAACCGCGCCGATATCTTCACTATGTAGTAGACTGCACCACTTGACCCCAGTCTCTACCACTATATACTGAACCGTGAGCTATCGAGGATACAGGACCCCATGGTACGAATGGATCCCGGACGCGATCGGCTTCGCAGCCGTCGTGGCCCTCATCATCTGGGCATCCATTCGGTGACCGAGGAGTACCCAATGACCGATGAAATCAACATCCCAGACGACTACCGGTGGCCGACCCCCGCCGGGGAAAGCCTCATTCGGGCAAGCCGAATCGGCATCCCGATGGCCTACAGCCCCGTGCCCGGTTCACCGACCAACCCGGAGTTAATCATGGACGAACAGAAACTCGGACAGAAGATCGTGATCGCACGTGCCAAGGCGGTATGCAAGGACGGATCTCGCGGCATCTCTCAGGCAGAGTTGGCAGAACGGGCCGACCTCGCGCCGAATACCATTGTCGGCGTCGAGCGTGGAACGATCACGCCGACGGTCCGGACCCTGGCTCGGATTGAGGAAGCCCTGCCGGAGATCGGAATGACGATCGAAGAAATGACCTCGCTTCGAGACATGGAGGCGTGTCGATGACTGACCGCCGGGATAGCTCAATGGTAGAGCGCATGGTTCGCGGACCACGTCGGGAAACGACGTGGATGAATGCCATGAGATGCAATATCGAAACCTGCTCCCGGCATTAGTGTTTCCCGGCGTGGGGCCGGGGCTCGCGGCGCCCCCCCTGACCCCCCGGTCCCACACGGGTTTTTACCAGTCCGACCCATTCTAAAGGGAGCAACCGAATGACCAGATTCACGATGGCGGTCGTCATAGCGGCGGTGCTGCTGCTTGGCGGCTGCACGAGCATGTACGAGAAGTGCATGAACACCGGGCTCTACAGCGATTCCTACTGTCGCGGCCTTCACGACGGCTGGTGGAGCGGCCACGGCCGCTTCGGCAAGGACATTCGCGCGACCGGCGACTACGACGAAGGCTGGGACGACGGCATGAGAGCCGGAACCGCCAGCGCACAACGATCCGCAACATGGGGAGCAGCAGCATGGCACCACTGAAACCAGGAATGGACAACCGGGAGCGCTACATCGGGGCCAGCGAAGCCTCTGCCGTCTGCGGCGTCGATCCGTACGTGACGGCTGGAGACGTGTTTGTGCGCAAGACAAGTGTCCTCGCGTCGGACGACCTGGACAGCAACACGAAGATCCGGCTCGGCAACCTGCTTGAGCCCATCCTGATCCAGTTGGCTCTGGAGGACTACGCGGACACCGTGGGGGAGTCTGCGCCAATGGGCATCACGAAGGGCAAGACCTACGTCGAGGCGTCACACGGCATCCTGAGAGCCACACCGGACGCCTGTCTACGAAGCCACGACGGCATTGAGATCATCGAAGCCAAGACGACCGGCCTGGAAGGCTGGGGCGATGACCTCACTGATCCCGGAAGCATCCCGCAGAAGGTGCTGGTTCAGGTCGCCGCCCAATTCGCCTGTGTTCCGAACGCGGTTCGCGCCCGGATACCTGTCCTGATCGGCCGATTCGGGCTCGATGTCCGGATCTACGTGATCGACCGGGTCGACATCGATGACATCATCACGGCCGTCATTGAGCAGTGTTCCGCGTTCTGGCGGGATTTCGTCAAGGCCAACGTCGCGCCGCCGGACTCCGTGCCGAGCATGGACGTCTTGAAGCGGATCAAACGCGAGCCCGAAAGCGTTGCCGACCTGACCAACACGACCGGGGTGGGTGATCTTCTCGCCGCGCTGACACTTATCCAGGAGCATCTAAAGAACGGGAAGGCCGTCGAGAAAGACCTCAAGGCCCGACTGGTGCAGATGTTGGGAGACTGCGAAGCGGCGGATACGGCGTACGGCCAGATTACCTATCTGTCCATCAATCGGAAGGGATACGTCGCCAAGGCGTCGACGTATCGAAAGCTGGTGCTGAAGGGGATCGACAAGAACCTCCTGCCAGCAGCAACGGACCTCACACCTCTAATCGGAGCAGCGACGCCATGACCAACGGCCCAAACGGCAACGATGACAAAGCGATCGAACGGGTCCCCGTGCCCATGTCACGGCGGGGGCTCCAGTTGAACACGATGGACGACGCCTGGCGATTCGCGCAGTGCTGTCGTCGGACCGAAATGTTCGCCAACAAGTTTAAATCCGACGAGGAGTGTTTCTTGGCGGTCGAAATGGCGTGTGAGTTGGGCGTCCCGCCTTTGATGGGCATCCAGCATATCGCCGTGATCGGTGGCCGGGCCTTTGCCGAAACACACCTCCTCATGGCAGCGGTCCAGCAGGCGGGCGTCATGACCGACTACGCCGAGGGCGTCGAGTTGCCCAACGGGAAGCTGGACGACGAGGCGTACGGCTGGGTCAAGCTGCGGCGTGCTGGCGGCCCGGTGCTGGAGACGCGGTACTCGGTCAAGCAGGCCAAGTCGGCGAACCTGATGGGCAAGCAGAATTGGAAGTCGGACCCGGAACACATGCTTGTGACCCGGGCGCTGTCCAGGGGACTGCGCCGTCACTTCGCAGACATATGTCTGGGCGCGTACACGGTCGAGGAAGCTGACGAGATCATGGACAACAGCCATGATTCGACCGGCCGGGTCGATGACCTTCGGAACAAGCTGGGCCTCCCGCCCAAGGCCACGCCGTTTGATCCCGACAAGGCAGATGGCGCGACGTTGAACCCGCCGATTCCCGCCACTGACGCCGAGATCAAGGCGGCTGGCGGGCTCATGGTTGACCCGGTGATCAGCCGGACGGTGATTGGGAGCGAGGAAGAAATGGCGGCGGCTGAGCATGTCGGAAAGACCACGCTCATGGCGCAGAGTCTCACCGTGGCGGATTCCGAGGTTCAACCGGCCCCAGAGAAGCCGAAGCGCAAGAAACGCACGCCCAAACCTAAGCCAGAGCCCATTCCCGAAGAAGCCAGCGCCCAGACACCTGTCCAGGCGCAAGATCCTCCCGCCGAGGTGGAACCCACACCGCCCGATGCGGAAGCGCACATCAACGATCCACCCGAAAACCCGACGCCGGGCAAGGGCGCCAATGTTCGGCACTCGCACGTTGCGAGCCTGTTGGGCCAGAAGTTGGGTTGTGACCCCGGTGAAGCGGCGAACCTGCGCGACTCATGGCTGGATTTGATGGGCTACGACGCAGAGAGCCTCAAAGACGATGACGTCTGGGCTAAGATTCAGGGACTCATTGAGTCTGCGGACTGGACGAAGTTGCAGAAGGCGCTCGGCGCCATGGCCTGACCCCATCGCGCGGGGCGGCGGTTGCCCGGTTCCCTGGCAGGATTCCCCGGGCGCCGTCGTCCCATTTTCTGAAAGGCCGCACCATGATCAGCATCGGCGAATTGGTTGCCAGCGATTTCGAGCAGATGATGCTGCTGGAGCCAAGGGCCGATTTGGACTGCGCGATCGTCGGCGTGTCGTATGACAGCTTCGGGCCGGGCGCGTACCGGGCTGTCTACGACGCGGACAAGTTGCTGGCGGCGTTCATGCGGATGAACGATTGGGGCCGTGACACGGCCCAGGAGTGGATCGACTTCAACGTGACGAGCGCTTACGTCGGTCCAGGGACACCTGTCTACATGGACCCGATCACGCCCCATTGAAAATCCCCCGCAACTGGTTAGGCTCCGGGGGACTTGTTCTGTCACGAACCTTCACACCGCTTCCAAACGGCTGCCGCACCGACGCCGTCACTTAGCAAACGGGCCGAATCGACATGCAGACCTTAGCACATAACAACGGGATGTCTAGCAGCCGGGCCGAAATCGCGCGGGCTGCGTTATCAATTGCGCGCTGACCGGGTGACGGAGGCTCATCTGAGGAGCCGAAATCTGGTCCCCAGGTTCCCCAGCTTCCCCCGATTTCCAAGCGGGGGGATTTAGGGGGGCCTCCGGGATCGGGAGGTCTATCTAAAGAGCCGGTTATCTATAGGAGACAAGACATGAAAATTGCAATCGATTGCGCTGACCGCAACGATGCCAATGCGATCAAAGCGGCGATGGCAGATGCCGAGGTGCGTGCGTTCGTGCTGGTGGTCGGCACACTGATGCCGTTTACTGGTCGAGCGAGGGCGAGGATTCTGCACTTCGTTGCGGATGCGGTCACCGATCCGAATCCGGCCATGCGTTCAACGGGAGACAGCGATGACTGACCAGGAAGTACGACAGGCCGTCTCGGAGCAGGTTGTCCAGAGTGCAGAGACAATCGAAAGTCTCCGCATCGAGGTCGAGCGGCTGGAGGCATTGGTCGAGGAACAACGAAGGACCAACTGCGAACTGCACGAAGATGTTGAGCGGTTGGAGGCAGCGGTGACGGAGACGGCAAACTTCCGA